GCTATTTTTGTGTCCCAAGATTTCCATCCCACTTTTGTGGTTCGATTTCGGGTTGTTTATATTATAAGTGGTTAGCTACCCTATTGTTGCGATGAGTTAGGCCAAACATTGGCGATTCGCAGCTATCCGGATGCGCCACTCCGAATCGACGCTTATGACGTGTGAAAGTGCCTTGTGCGAGAACAAGGTCCTGTTTGGAAATGAGGAGTCTGGTACCTAGGCTCTGCAAGCATTAAAGTAATTCAATTTTTGTGCGCTGTGCCCTTCGTGTGGGTTGAGCACGCATACGGGCCATCAGGTGAAAGCTTGGTGGCAGGACGTTCCATATGAGCTGTTAAGAATCTGGCTTTTGCCCGGGCTCGTTGGTTGTAAAATAGGGTATTGGTATCTTACCCGTGTCCACCGCGTGTATTGCTGCAAGTGGTAATTCCCGTCCTGTGCCATGTAGGGATGGGTTCAACTGGTTCGGTTGGAGAGGACGGCCATCTAAGTGGTGGCTGTGCCTATTAACGACAGTGCGCAAGGGGGATTGAACTAGCCTTTACGATGCAGAGAGTAGTGGTCACCCCTCTATTCTTTCCATTCAGAAGTGCCTCGTATATCGGGGGTCACTTTCGAGTTTCCACGTTCTCGATGTAAAAACTTGGGGTAAAATTTCCATAAATGTTTTGAAGATACTCATTCTCACAAAACCATGACTACAAATTTTGGTACGGAACAACACGAGAAAACACCCCACTCATCTTCGTCCGGAACAATCTTGGATTTTCCGATGGGGCCGAAAGTACCGGCCCGAAGGACACCGGAGGACGCCTACCGACAGTGGTGTCATACCCGCGACCAGTACTTACAACACCCGCAAATAACAACGAGCGGGTTGATCACTGCTTCACGTGCAAACGGACACGTTCGGAACATGCAGTTGGGAAATGGTGCCAGCGAACCGAGAAGGCCTGTTTCCAGTGTGGGCGCGCCAAGAAAGACCATAATAATGGACGATGGTGCGCGAAGCCCGATGCAGTAAAGCAGGATCACGTTGATCAGCAGAAACGTCGTGCTGACCAGCGTAGTAGTGAAAAGTTCCAGCAGTTGAATAGTTTGACTGGGCTTTCAGCGCAGCAGGCGATTGATGCAATCCCTGCCCAGCTGAAAGATAAAGACGACTTCGTCGCCATTGATATTGACGGCGCCGATGAAGAAGAAGTTGTTGACGTCGTTGAGGCTAAATTGCCCCCGCCGCCAGCGCCCCTAATCGTTCTCCCTTCGAATGACCGTGAATATCACTACTGTCGTCAGGATGGTGATAAGCCTTACACATTACAGGCTCATCGTTTTGACCCAAAGGTTTTCATTGCCCGTTTCATTGTATATTTGTTTCTCCACTGGGCAGTGGAAGTCGTTGTATCTTTGTTTATAGATTTATCTCCCTTCTTCCCTTCTTTTTCGTTTCATCTCTACTTTAAGCTTGTGTCGATCGCCATTACTTTAACGTCTGCTTTTTTCTGGGCTTGGAAGCATTCATGGTCTGTTATGCCAGTTCACATTATTTCAGTCATGAAATTACTCCGCCCGGTACATTACAATGCAGGCGATCGTCGTTCGGACATCCAATCGCTAATGAAATTAAAACATTCTGATCCCATTCATTGGCTTGTACATCGATGTAGTTTTCTGGCAATGAGGCGATACGGTGCTCCTGATACACCCTATTTCCGGAATAGCCCATTTTGGGCTCTTCATCATTTGGACATCCGGCAAGTGACACATTCAAAAGTAGTTTTTGAAGGCTACGTCATTGACGTTTCTAAGGAATACGTCACTGATTCTGATATGGTCGTTTCACTTCAACAAACGGCTCAGATTGGACAGCTAGTTTCAGTTGGTGGCCTTCCCCGTGCGGATGCACTTCGCAAGATTAATATATGGGCACGTACCCCTTCCTCCGTTATCTCTGACCGATTCATGCTCTTTAATGTTGATCGCCAGCAAGATGCTATGGAGAATGCACGTGTTTTAGCCCATCATATCCTTATGGATTATCTTGATTCGCGTCAAGATCTCCAGGAGGGTTTTTAGTTGATCCCACCATCGTTGTGGCTTATCCATATCGTTCCTCAGAGGTCCCAGCCCTGGCGGATATGCAGCTTCCGACTGATCCCAGTTTTGAGATCATTAGGGAAATTAAGTCGGATCCTGCATTTCGTCCGCCTACGGCTTTGAGTCTTGGGTGCCATGTTAATGGCTACGCTTTACCACACCCAGATCCCCAGGACTCTCGAACGATGATGGATGGGATTAAAAAGCGTTTTGCTTGCGAAATGCCCGAACCAGAACCCCAATTGTGGGCTGAATTTTGTGAATTTGTAGATAGTTGGATTGAGGAAAATATAGAACCGATTTCTGCCGACGCTGACACATCAGTTGAGGCTTGGCTGGCCAAGTGTCCTTATACTCTCGCGCGTAAAGAGCAATTGTTGCATAAATATCGTGAAGTTCTCGACGTCAATGATCCTTCTTATGCTAAAGTTAAATCATTTATGAAGGATGAAACTTATCCTGAGTACAAGCACGCTCGTGCTATTAATAGTCGGTCGGACCACTTTAAGGCCATTACCGGTCCATTGTTCCGATTGATTGATGAGGCTTTATTTCAAAGGCCTGAATTCGTTAAGAAAATTTCGATGGTGGATCGTCCTGATTGGATTCTTGATGAATTGTTGATGGAAGGCGCTCAATACGGAGCAACTGATTTCACTGCTTATGAAGCACATTTTAAGGAAAGGCTTATGGATGCCACTGAATTTAAGCTATACGAGAAACTGACTTCACTATTAGTGGACTCAGTTTGGTGGATGCCTTTAGTTCGCCGTGTGTTGGCTGGGGAGAACTTATGTGTTTTTAAATGGTGTACAATCAAAATTAAGGGGAGGCGCATGTCCGGTGAAATGTGCACATCCTCTGGGAATGGTTTTACAAATTTGATGTTGTCCTTGTTCCTTCACCATAAGATGGGGAACAAGGCCGTCAAAATTAAAGTTGAAGGTGATGATGCCCTACACAGATTCATTGGCACATTTCCAACTGAAGAATTAATTAAGAAATTGGGACTCAAATTAAAATTAGAAGTCGTCGATGATATAACAAGTGCCTCGTTTTGCGGGATGGTTTTTGACTCGACTGACAAGAAAATTGTTACTGAGCCGGTTTCTGAGTTAGTTGCATTTGGTTGGACTACCCAGCGTTATTTATACTCCTCCAAGAAGCGTCAAATGGAGTTGTTACGCGCCAAATCTATGAGTATGTGTTATCAATATCAAGGGTGTCCTATTTTGAATGCTTTGGGTAGATATGGAATTAGAGTTACTCATGGCTATCGTGCTCGTGCACCGATTACTAATCAGTATGATCAGCATCTGTATGATGAATCCCTCGAATATATTAAAAGTAAAGGGATCCCCTCAGTGGAACCTGGTATCAACACTAGAATGTTAGTTGAACGCTTATATCACATTCCTGTGCAGGCTCAGATCGAATATGAAAAGTATTTGGATTCACTGCTGACATTACAGCCATTACAGTTGGGAGTACTTGAACCTTTCGCTAGTCCGGTTTGGAGAGATTATTTCGAGAATTATGTCATGTGTGGGACTAAATCTCCTTTTATTTTCCCCGAACAATTTGTGCGGACGAACTATTAGCTGACGACAGCAGCTGGAACTGTCACGCTGGCCGGCGTTATGGCCCGCGGTTTAATG